TTCATTATTTTTTTACCTTTTGTAGTAAGTGGCATGTTATCTCCTTCCGTCTGGTTGAGCATCCATTCTAAAACTACCATAACGCCAAGTTTCACCTGCAGCATCATTTTCTATTTTTAAAGATAGTAGTCTTCCTCTCGCTCTAGTATCTACTTTATCCGTAGTAGTTGTTATTGTAAAGGGACCTAAAGGTGAACCGGATTGAACATCGGATGGATAATCGGATATAAACAAAGTTACTTTAGAGTTTCCCACTAAAAATTTATAGTCTGGCATAAATCTTCTCATTGACATAAATAGTTCACCGTCATCAATATCAAAATCTCCAGACCTAATAAAAGCATTAATTGAAGTTCTGCCGGAACTATTAACTTGATCATTTCCTACTTCATGAGCATAGTAAATAGAAGCCCCATATAAATTTGTAATACCTAATATATCTGGAAACACTGGAGTAGTGGTTGCTTCATAATCAGTTGCATAAGGTTTGACAAATACACCTTGATCAGCGTAAGTAGTTCTATCTAAAGATGAAGTAGTCCAAACATTTTCTTGATAATTATACGTTACACATCTGTCAATTTGGTCAGATCCATCTTTTGGATAAAACCAATTTACTTCAGTATATAAAGAATTTGGTGAAGAAAAAATTACATCAGATGAATTAAAATTAAGACCTAAATTTCCATTTTGTGTTGTAAAAACAAAATCTTCAACTAAACAAGGAAGAGCTTTAACAGTACCATCATACATAAAAAACCCGCCTTCATTAGACATCCAATATATAGCGCCATTAACATAAGAAGCTGCATGTTGTCCTATACATCCACAGTTTGTGCCAACTTGTCTAACACTAAAAGTAAAAGGCGGACCAACAAATTGAATTACATAGGCAGCGTTATCTGTTAAAACAAAAACATAATCTTTACCTTGCAAAGCTGCCCTAATTTCATTACCGGTATCTAATCTAAATGTACCTGCAGTATTGGTAGCAGTAGGTAGATAAGTATTTAAATCTTCTTGATTAGAAAATCTTACAAACATAGGGTCTTGTGTTGTTGTATCTCCAATAGTTGTTTCAGTTCCAAAATGAAATAGGTGTCTATCTCTATCTGAAACTAATGTAAATCTGCTGGCTGTAGGATTACCTGTTGTTACAAAACCCGATGTAGACAAAGAGGCTCTTATTCCTCTAGGGCTTGATGCTCCAGCGTTCCACGTAAAAGTTTTACCATTAAAAATTGTTGCAACAAGAACTTCTCCAAAATTATCAAGACTCCAATTTCCTGGATTTAAAGTCACGTCGCTAATAGTTCTTTCCGTGCCCCAAGTAGAGTCCCCCCATATATAAGTTCCCCAACCATAACCACTTGTTTGAGTTGTTGGTCCTATTTCAATATAAGGATTAACAGTGGCAGCTCCCACTGCAGTCATGCCTGTTCCTCCTTCATTTCTTACAGCTTGAACAGTAAATTTATCTACCGTTGCGACAGTTAAAATTTCATAAGCTACTTCTAATTCTGCAGCCGTAAAGTCTGATGCACCTGTAACTGTTACACCTGATAAAGTTACATATCTTCCAACTTTTAAACCATGAGATCCTTTATTCACTGTTAAAACATTTGACCCATTAACTGTCGTTAATGTGCATCCAGTAATAGCTGTATCTAATGGAGTGATGTCAAAAAAATCATTACCATAATATAAAAATAAACCTTGAGAGGTACCAACAGCTGCGTAACGTTCACCTGCTAATGACGTCCAAGTTAATTGCGCTCTTGCTGCGCCTGGTAATGTTTTAGATGCAGCGGTTAATTGTTCCCAGCCACCTATTTTTTCAGGAGCAGTATATCTAAAACGTACAAAATCTCCATCTACCCACTGCCCCGGAAGAGCGGAAGGCACGCTTTGTTTATTAAAACCAGGTGCAAAATCTACTTTTTTTAAAGCCATAATTTTGTTATATAATAATTTTTTAAAGAATGAAAGTCTGTTAATAACAGAATTGCTTAAAGAACATCCTTATAATCAGTCACAAAAAGAGTAGAAGTATATCTTCTAACACCTTTAGTTTTACTAGCATGCTGACTGTGTAACCAATTAGAAGGAAACAAAACCGCTCTATTTGGTCTAAAACCTACATGGATATCTAACTCATAACTAGATTCACAATCATTATTTAATTCTTTATCAACATGATAGAAAACTGTTCCATTTTCAATAGCTACAGGTCCATACAACATTATTAAAATATTTATTTGTGCAATGGTATTATCTATGTGAGGTTTAAAATGATCTAAGTTTCTTAAATCAATTCCAGAATTTTGATCTAAAGTTTTAATTTTAATTTTAAATTTATCTTCTGCTCGTTTAACAAAAATATCCTTAAACTCAGGGTCGTTATTTAAAAAAAATCTATCTCCGTAATGATTTTGTTTTGTCTTTGATTCTCCCTCAAACCATTTAGGAGTATAATATATATTATTAATAATATGATGTTGAACTTTCTTTAAGACGTCTTCGTCAAAGAAATTATCTATTATTTTTATCACTTAATTTCTTTCTTTATTACTTGAAATTTAATTTTTGTAATGTATAGTGCATTATATATTACTTATTTAAAATATGAAAGAAAAATTATAATGGAAAAAACAGCAGATATAAATAATTTTATAGGTATATATGATGGATATATCAGCAAAGAAGAATGTAAAAAAGCTATTGATGTATTTGATAGTCAAGAAAAATTAAGACACACTTTTACTAGACTAGAATTTCAACAAGTAGATCTTAAGTATATGCAAGATAAACATCTTTTTTGTAATGGAGCTAATATAGAAGTTTGGCATGAGTCTTTAAAAACATTAATTGTTAATTTTGATTTAGCTTGGAAGCATTATACTACTACTGTAGGAGCTAGTGAAGCTTATGATGCAGTTCCTTTTAACTACACAACTTTAAAAATTCAAAAAACACTACCTACTGAAGGTTATCATGTTTGGCACCTAGAACATGGAAAAGGATTTGACATGGAACCTCGTGCCTTTGTTTTTTCTGTATATTTAAACGATGTAGAAGAAGGTGGAGAAACAGAATTTTTACATTTTTCAAAAAGAGTAAAACCTAAAACTGGTAGAATAGTTATATGGCCTGCCGCGTTTCCATATTTACATAGAGGTAATCCACCTTTATCTGGTGAAAAATATCTTTTAACTTCTTGGATGATGTTGAAATAATTATTCTTCTGAAGCTTGAGCTGCAGCGTGCGCTGTATTCCATCTATCAATGAATTCTTGAAAATCACCTAAAACAGCTGAGTCATACTCAGAGTGTGAAGTGTCATCTCTATATTCTACTGCGTCTGAAGCAACAGAAGTTCCATATTGAATAGCCCAAATATTAGAAAATTTTGATTGATTCCAAAAAGCATCATCATTAATAACATATCCTATTGGTTGACCCTCATCTGTTACTGATTGATTAAGAATTTTTTTATCATCAAATATTACTGTCCATGTTGCATTTGTTGCCATTTTTTCTCCTAAGTTTTAATTATATAAATAATTGTTAAATAAGGTTGTAAAACTGAATTTGATGATCCAGTAAAAGTACTTGCAGCATTTCCACTACCAGTAAAAGTTGCACTCATAGTGTGAGAGTGACCAGTTCCTGACCCATCCGTGTGTGTTGAGGTAGTACTATTAGTACCAGCTTGACCATACTGTTGTTTATTAAAACGGTTTTGGTTAAGAGGGTTTCCTTGGTTAGGAGAGTTTTTCTGAATGTGTGAGTGAGAAGGCATTTGTGCTGTTGATAAAGTAGCGTTACCTGTTGAACCGCCTACGTTACCTGTAACGTTAATGTTAGTTCCAACATTACCTGTGTTTGCTACAGTATTTGCTCCACCAGTTGATGCCAAAGCTTTAGTTCCAGATTTACCTACTGCAACGTTATCTTGAAGATTTGGGACGTTAAAAGTTGATGAACCATCTCCAGTTCCATAAGTTGTAGCTACGATTGCAAATAATGCAGAATAAGTTGATCTTGAAACTGCTTGACCATTACACTCTAAGAAACCTGTTGGCACTGAAGCAGAAGACCACGGCACAATAGTAGCTGTAGGAATTCCTTCGATACCTGTAAGGTTTGCTCCTGAAAAATCGTATTTTGTTGCTTCGTAATTTGACATATTATTTCTCCGTGTAAGTCCATCCTGTTGT